TTATCTCATCCTGATTTAATGCCCTGCTGTAGATTCGGATGTTGTCAATTGTGCCGTTGAAAGGTCTTGAATAACCTGTTTGTGTATGTTCACCAATAAAAAGATTGTCTGAATTTGAAACAAGAGTACCACTATATGCTTTAGAAGCATTTAAAATACCATCAATATATACTATTTTATTAGATGCATTTCTGGTGACAGAAATATAGTGCCAATTACCGTCATTAACTACTTTCGTAGAATCCAAATCATTCCACGTACCACCTACTTTGGTTGTAAATCTAACAACTCCATTAGTATATATACTCAAACTATATCCTCCCTCATTACCATATCCTAATTTAGATACAACTATCTCATGTGTTGATTTCTCAGTTTTAACCCACGCACTTAAAGTTAAATCTCCAGTTATATCTATACTATTTGAATGTGTAACATCAACATAATCATCAACCCCATCAAACATAGCCCCCCTTGACATATTGCCCGAAGCAGTACAACCACTTGTGCCGTTATCCAAACCTTGATTTATGCCATAAGGTGTGCCGTGATTGTTGTTGCCTGAAAAGTCATTCGCCTGCCATACTGCTGTTTCGCCGCACCTGTCGAATGACATGAATAGTTCTAAATCGCTGGTCAGGTCATAAGAACTATTGGTCGCACCGAAATAACTTGTGCATTCACTTACATCAAAGCCATAGGTATATGCGGTGTCGTTTGAAGGGTTTGAGAATATTCTTAAATCTGTGCCTAATGTTGCTGTTACATATATGGAGTTCTCACCAAGTTTTAGAATTACTTTATTTCTATCTACATTATTTTTAATAGACCCGTTTATTTCGCCTTTATCATTATAAGTATTTGTATAAATTACATAGTCAGATGGAATTGAAAGTGTATAGTTCTTTTTTCCAGTTGTCTTATTATAATCTTTATAAAACTGATGACTTTCTTTTACTTCTTTTTTATTATAATCCATAACTTTAATAGATTGTTCTTTTAGAATCTTATGGGATTCATTAATCTTGATAGTATAACTAAAATCTGTTCCATTATAAGTAACATCTTCTATATCAAAACCAAGTTCTGTGTCATTTATAGATGATATAAACCAACTTGATTTACTTGAAGTACTCAAACCCCTCTGAACAGAAGTAATTGTTTTCTTTTCTTTTATTTCAATACCTTTCCAAATAGGGTCTAATTCTGCTTTGTCTGTTACTCCAACAGTCCATTTAACATCATCGGTAGGGTTATTTTTATATCCAACTAACTTGAAATGTTTAGTAGAATATCTCGGAAACACGAAAGAGTATTTCCTGTCTTTAGGAATATTACCAAATCTTGTTTCTTTTGTGAAATTAGTATAATGCCATCTTCCATAATACTTCACGTATAGTTTATAATCCTTTATAGAAGGCGAGAACTGAAGATATACCTCTTCATAGTTATAAATATAAATAGATTTAGCAGTAGGATTATAAACATCGAAATAGCTTACACATGGGTCTGCTTCTGTTCCAGCACAAACTATATCTCCAGAAACGTCTGTTATCTGTAATCCTATAAGGGTTAGTATTGAAAATAACCCTATCAGTGTTACACCCATTCCTAAATAAATTCTTTTATATCCTGCCATTATAATCAACTATCTATATCTCATTGTTGCATAATATGTTCCGCTTCCATTAGTTACTACAATAAATTTAGTAGTACATACTGCATGAATCGGGAACTTAATCGCGCCTTCAAAGTCTCTATTGCCCCATTTCCCATCAAATACTTTATTACCTGCTGTTTTTGAATCTTTATAAATAGTAAGTGTATTTGATGCTGTTGCTGTTGCTGAACTTAATACCAGCTCTGACATCGACATTTCAGATGTAGGAGTAATATCTAAATCTGTACTCAATGCACCTGTATAAGGTAGTTGTGTTGTCCATTTATGAATATATACCATCGTTATCGCCTCTTTTGAATTATAAATAGGGGATATTTCACCCCCAATAATGTTTTAATTTAAGCTAATACAGTCCATTCGCTACCGCCCGGAGTTCCTGCATCGTTCATATAGAATCTTCTTCCATATGCATCCCAGCAGATGTCGCTTCCAGTAGTTCCTGTTATCACATTGTCTGGTGTTCCCATACAAGTATGATAAGCAGGCATTCCACCAGAACAACCCACTCCATTAGATAGACCATCAACTGTACCAATCACACTTCCTGCTGATAGTGGTGTAGTTGCCATGTTATATCACCTTAAGCAGTTGTTATTTCACAAGTTGCGTAATCCCTTACTGCTTCTACATCTACTCTCATAGTAATAGCAGCACCTTGCATATCAAATGTAGGTAGGTCAAAGTTCTCAGCTGTCAAATCCCTTTTATAAGCAACAGCGTAGGAGTTATCCCTATCTATAACATATGCATACTTACAGTATGTTGATGGTGTAGGTGTTGCATTTCTGCTAAACCTTGCACATTTCATACCAAACAGAGTTCCCAGAAATCCGGTTTTAATCATATCTGTATTTCCTGCTTTATCTGCTTCAACAAAAGTGTCGATATTACGCATATCTTGTAGAACCTCGTCTCCAATCAGCATATCTGTTGGTGTATAATCGTATCTTTCAAGATAGTTCATACCTTCTGCGATGTTCGCTACTGTTATAGCGGCTCCGCCTGCAACCGTATTGGTTGTAGAGTTCAGTTCGGTTATGATAAGCTCTGTTTCCTTTTCAGCAAACCTCTTACCTGCATACTTAACATGGATGTTAAACATATCGAACTGACTATCTTCCATCATTTCTCTTGTTATTCTGATAGCCACACCATATTTAACTGGTTCCATAGTAACTGTCTCGAATTCGAGTGCACCCATTGGTATTTCGCTACCTTCGCCAACCTGTCTAATATTCATTGAATCTGGTTTGACTTCATTCAAAGTCCAGCTTGAACCGTGATGCTTGTTTTGTGATGCTGTGGTATAACTCATCGCAAGTTCTCTTGGAATCAAATGTTTCTCTGCCTCATCAAGGATTATAGGTAGGATTAGTTTTGGTATAAGGAGTGTTCCTGCTACACCTGTATCGGTTGTTATATATTCTTGTATTCTATTAAATGACATTTTCATTCACCTCCTTATAGATTTAAAGACGCAAGGACATATCCTTCGCTTCCCGCATTAGTAAATGACCTTCCGACCACTCCTATAAATTCTGAACCTACTGCTGCACTTGAAATTGCGAGTACACAATCTTCATCAGAAGCAAGTAGCATTCCACCTGAAATTGCTCCACCTGCTTTAATCAGATATGTTCCCCTCGTTGCTACTGTAACAAGGTCATCTGAACCAGCATTAGTCAATGCAATTCCGTTACACATTTCATACTTGTCTTTCAGTGCAACTTTCAAATCATCGTCTGCGAAACTCGCAGCTTGTGAACCAACTTGTGCTGTTCCATCTGCACCAGAAACATAAACAAACTGTCCACCTGAAATCACTTCCATTGCTTTACCTGTAAATGTTCTTGGATTTTCGCCATCAAATAGACACACTGCGCCTAATGGATTTCCTACTGCCATTTATATCACCCTCTCAATAGACATAGCACCGCCAGTAAGAGAACCAGTTGATTCTGTAAATTTGTATTTTGAATCTCTCTCATTAGCTTCTTTTGCTATCTTAGCTGCTTTTTCATCAGCTACCTTTTTCTCTTCGGCTAACTTAGTTGCCTTTTCTTCGGCTTCTTTCTTAGCTTTCTCTTCCGCTGCTTTTTTATCGGCGGCTTCCTTCAGTTTTGCATCTTCTGCTTCTTTAGCCACAATCTCTGCTTCTTTAGCTTCCAATGCTTCTTTAACTGCTTTAGCAACTGTATCGGCTAATTCTTCCTTTGTTACCGTCTCAGGTGCTTTTTCAGTCTTTATTTCTTTGGTCATAGACATTTCCTCCTTATTTATTTTGTCTGTAGTTGATTTATATGCTTCACTTAATGCCACTCCAAATGTTGCACCTTCATCAGCACCTACAGCTACTAAACTTAATTCTTTGAATGTTATACCTCTTGCTATATAAGATTCATCATCTTCATCTATATCAAACGATTTAACCATTGCACCAACAGATACACTGTTAAGTCTACCATCTTTAATCATTTCTTGAGCATTCTTATCTATAACTCTTGCTTTAAATGTTACCTTTCTGTCTCCATATTGGCTTTTAACAACCCTGCCCATAATATAATCAACTTCGTTTCTATGGTCTTTGAGTAATGGAACATCTGCCAATGTATGTGCCGATGGTTCTAATTCCTCATCTAAAAACTTATGATTATTCGCAGTTGTTGTTGCATTAATCGCCGTTCCCTCTATAAAGAAATCTTTATTATCTTCAGTCTTTACTTCTTTTATAGGTATTTGGTAATTAAACTTAATCATATTATTCACCTCTTTTGTTTTCCATTGAGTATAACAGACACCAGCTCTTTGTTTTTGGTCTGGATATTCTTTATTCATAATTTTATCGCCCATACATCTACTTATGAACTTTTGTTCTTTTTCTCCTTTCTTTGGTTTTGGTATTGGCATTATATCATTCCTCCTAAAGTTGCTATTATACCACAAACAAGAACAAATATTCCACTTATTGCTTTTGTATGCCACTTGACCGTTCCATTCGTTAATATTGTTTGTTCTTCAATACTTATGAGTTTCTCATAAATATCTTTATTTGTTATTCTTTTTGTCAAGAATGTCTGGTCGTCGCACATTAGTCTAACCTCAGATATCTTGATTTTGGTGTTCTTTTTATAAAGTGTTTGTCCTGTCCTACTTCATTATGATTTACATGTTGTGATGGATTTAATGTTCTTTCCCTTGATGGTGTTCTATATTCTGATTTATTACTTATAACAGTATCTCCTATAAGAGGATATACAATATCGCCAGTATGTTTCGCAGTTACGATACTCTGTTGTGTTTCGGGGTCTATTCTACACCCGCGATTCTTTAACCCAAATATTCGACGATTCATTTTCTGCTCGCCCTCCATGCCATAAATAAAAATGGGTCAAATCTAATTCCTGTATTATTAGTTACATTCTCCGATGCTTTCATTATATCCTTCATTTCCAAAAGGAATTGTTTGATTTCAAATTCGTATTTGCTTGTCATAATTATGCACCATTTAAATGTGTATGTGATTTTACATCCCAGACAACTGTGGCAGCTCTTCCTGCTATATTGTCAAATTTAATCATATAACTCGAACCAGCTGATAATATCCAGTCTGTTTCTCCTTCTCCTGCAGATACTTGTGCTGTTACGAATTTTGTATCAATACCAGAACCACCCAACAAAAATGAACTACATATAACATCTCCACTTCCTGCTGTCGCCGTCTGCTTCTGTACTGATACTAAAATGTCCATTTACACTTCCTACATCAAATAAAATAGATGCACTTCCATTTTGAGGTATTTCATAGAATGTTGAACCAGCTGAATAATTTAAACATTTAGTAGTTCTCCAATGTCTATGAGTCATTACTACTAAACCTTCTTCAAGGACAGATACTCCGCTTATAACACTATCATAAACAGCGAGTTTATTGTCTGCAGTGACTTCTGCCCTGTGGGTTGTCCCAGTAAGGCTCCCCGATGTACCTTCGATGCCGCTCAACTTATCATTCCTCCAATAGTATTTTTTCTTTTAGTTTTTTGATTTTCTCTTGAACTCGGATTAAACATGCCGAACATACCCACATTCCATTTATCATGGTTATCGCTTCGTTTCCGCATCTATCATAATTCTTACATAATGGTTTGTTTCGTATATTCATTCTATCACTTTATAATTGCCAATAATGAGCATCTGCAGCGGGGGTGAATCGGCGGAGGGCTGACCGTATTTATGTCGAATACCTGGCCGTGTAGTGCGTTGCATATCTCACATGTGCGCTCTGAAACTGCGGCAAGCCATTTAACTTTTTTAATATCATTTTTCTTGTATGTCTTGATTAGTCCTTTATTTGCCGCGCGTACTGTTTCCGTTCTTGCGATTGTGTTGGGCCTGATAGATGATTTTACGATTACTTTCCCGTCTTTTTTAACGTCTTTCAGGTCTAATGTGTCTGTTATCTCTTTTTCTATCTCTTTTATTGTCTGGTTCTCTTTGAATGCGGTCTGTAATATGTCCCTTAGTTTCTCTATCTGTGTGCCTGATAGCTTGCCGTTTGCGATATCTGTGCTTGTGATTGCTGCTAGAAACTCGAATTTATCTGTTTTCAAGACGGTTAGTATATCTTGAAGATAGTCGGAATACGTCATTTTCTTGTTTTCTTTCAGGTTAGCGAACTCTTTTATGCTCATCTTGCCTGTCTCTTCGCGTTCTGATTCGGTGTAGATATTATGTGAAAATATATGGTCTTCTTTAGGTTTGTCTTTCGGGTATTCTGGTTGTTTGTCGTCTTCAGGCGGTTTCTGTTCGTCTTCGGGCGTTTCCTTTTCGGGTTTTGAGAGATATTTTGGCGCATCTTCAAGGTCAAGTAATTTAGCTATCTCTAACTCTGCCATTCTCCTGAGTGGTTCTGATGTGTTCATGCTCTCAATGAGTTTAGTTAGCCGGTCTATCCTGTTGTTTATCTCTTCTTCGCCCGGTAGATTCCATGTAAAGTCAACTTCGTCTGTGCTTCCATATGCTTCTAATAATGGTTTGAATATATGCTCTTCGATTATGCTCTCTATCTCTTCCTGGATTACTGCCATCTTCCTTTGGAATATCTCGGACTGCGCTTTTGCCAAGCCTTCAGGGATATTACCGCCGCCGAATAATACTATCGGTATCTCCATGCCGAAAGCCACAAGCAACATATCGTGGTCTAATACGTCTGTAAGGTTTTTACCTATCTGCCCGAAGTCTATCACGTTCATTTTTACATTAGAATCAGTCACCCATTCGGTGCGGTTGTTCATCACCTGCAGGCTATCTTTGAACGCGTCTACGTCATCAATATTTACAGCTTCGCCTTCACGCCCTACCGCAGCATGAATCGGCGCGCCCGCTTTTCTGCTGATTAATTTCTGTAAATCCTGCTCGTTTAATACCATGTTCTCTATTGTTCTTTCGTTAGGGTATATTATGCCTATCCCGTACGGTTCGCCGGCTATTTTGTTTATTCTGAGGTGCGCAATCTGGGCGGGTTTGAAGTTATTTACTTCTTTTTTGTTTTTTCTATATCTCTTTAAATCGCCTATCCATTGATTATAACCTGTGACTTTTCCTTTATCGTCACGGACAACGTACATCGTATTTGCATTCAAGACCTGTATGCCTTTTCCTTTTAGGTCTAGCTCTAAGAATCCGTTGCCTTTCGAGAATCCTTCCCTGATCCATTCTCTCAGGGCAGAAGTGAAATTGGTGTTTTTAATGAAATCAGATATTATCTGGTTTGCTTCCTTTGTTTTTGTTGTATAAGAGAAATCGCCGACTACCGAATCAGTGATTTTATTTATACCGCCGTTTATTACTCCTATTGTCTTATATACGGCTTCCATAGCTTCAAAATTAAACGGATGTGCTGCGCCCAGTGATTTAGGGAAATTAATAGGTATGTCGCTGACTTCGCCTTTGAATGCTTCTTTAGTCTCGTTTTTAGAAGATATATAGCCAAGTTTACCTGTTGGTTTTTCAGAGAATATTTTAAATAGATTAAACTGCATGGGAAGATATTGTATCGGTTAGTACTTATTATTTAGACTTTTATCGAGAAGGGTACTTATTATTTAGAAGTATTCGGCATCATCAGGAGAAATAAATCCTTCTGCCGTTTATCTCTTTGGGAAGAGAGGAGGGTTGTAATTATTTATTGGTTTTGTTTCTATTTATTATTTCAAGTCATTCTTTGTTATGTTGAACTTTTCTTTGATGTATTCTATTTTGCTTTTTAATTCATCTTCACAACGACAATCATATTTATCCATATAGCATTTAGAACAGCAACCATGATGCGGATTTACTTCTTTGCCTATTTTTTCTATCTCTGTTTGCATGTTCTTTATGTCCTCTATTGCTGATTGTCTTAGTTCTTCTTTGTCTACTAGTTCTGCTTTATTGTACTTTTCGATTACGTCTTTAGATGGGTTGTCGATTAGTATTATCTCATGTTGGCGATGTATGCTAATAATTTAACTAATACTACCCCAAAACAAAAAGAGATTGATAAACATAAAACAGAATATACGGCATTATCATTTAGTATTATTTCGATGGTCATGTTTATCCTCTCAATTCCTTTTTTCTGTCTCGCGTTATGCCTTCCAGCATTCTATCAGAAAACGTACCGATAAAAGGCACAATATCTTCTGTAGTTACTATTTCAACAAGGCAATCATGTTCTATGTGTTGATTGTAGAGCGCCACGCCATACTTCTCTTTGAAATACATCTCTTGCACGGCGGTTAATTCTGATATTCTTTTGTAATTTAAATCTTTTACCATATTGCTCACTCTCCTTGATTATTATCACATCCA